ACCAACGCCTCCAGCGTTCCTTGATCTCTTCTGCTCTTTTATCTTCTTCTATCATATAGTTAAATTTACTGAATAATTATTTATTATGCAAATCATGTACGTTTACCTGTAATCCAATTATAAGCTTTGCGTACTTTTAAATATGAACCATCTACCTGTTTTTCCTTCTTAACCTTACCAGCTTTAGGATTTCCCCTTGCAAATTGTGTTGCAAGCCAGAATGCATCAATTGTATCATCATGTGAGCCTTTTGGAAAATCAAGCAGTTCATCTATAAATTCATGGTGCACTTTTTTAAGATGAACAGCCCCAGCTTTGAACATTGGTTGTAATCCTTCAAACAGTCTATCTTTCTTTTTTTGAGTATAACCCTTAATTCCCTGCTCAATGCCTGGAACGAAGATACCCTCCTTTTTACTTCTCTTTTGGACATAATCTCTCAACATCTCCTGATAGGCTATTGTTTCAATATTAACCCTTCTTATAGGGCTATATTGTTTAACCATCTCAAAGATCTTGTCAGCACATTCCATCGGGAGGACTCGCTCACGCCAATACTCAATAACATAGTAGTCGTACTCTGAAGTAACACCAATGACCATAATAACACTAAAGTCGTTACGAAGAGAAATAGATGAAGCGGGATCGACACCAATATAGATGTTAACGTACTCCCTGCTTCCATCATCGAATTTGATATACCAGCTATCGGATGCTTCTTCATGCCTTAGATTACCCCTATAAATTGCTTCATTTATATCTTCTTCGGCAAAAATCTGATCTTCTGGAGATTTTGCCTGATTCATATACTCCTGATAGAACTTTGAAGGAGTCCCACTATCAATGTAGAATTGCTTACGTTCTTCTAGTTTCTTTAGTGGCCAACGAGATGGCCAAATTGACATCTCATCTTCTATAGCTTTCTTCGTGTAGACTTCCCAAGAATAGTCTTCCCCACTCTTGCGAGCATCCCTCCAACCCGTAACTATTCCATTTAAGAACGAATCCCAGTGCACAATTGTTCCATTACACCATAAAAATCCGTTTTTATCAAAATCGATGGCTGGGAATACAGCTGCCGTTACCCAATTCTTTATTTGTTGTCTTGCTTCTGGAGTCTTCGTATTTAACTCAGACTCGAAGTCATCTAGCACCATTCCAGTAAATCTTGTTGATAATTGCTTTTTACCACGAAGTCGCTGTGTTGCACCCTTAGCAATCATCCTGCAACCATTAGTGAGCATAAACTCGGATTTCGTCCATTTGTTCCCTTGTAAATCACCAAAATAATAATGTATTGCTGGATTAGCTTCAATATGACTCTGCATCCAATTTAAATTATCTATTGCCTGATCTTGGGCTTCTCCAATCCAACAAATAAATTCTGGTCTATCTTTAACAGCAAAAAGGAAGCGGTGAAGAACAGCAGTCGCAGCTAGAGTTGACTTTGCATGGTCACGTGGAAGAACGAGTGCTAACTGTTGTGCTGTCTTGTCTAAAAGTAACTTCCCTACCTCTACATGAAAATTGGGAGTAGCAGAGGCAAGGAAGTCTTGAGGAGAGAATAGTTTCCCAAAAACAATCAAATCATCATAAGCTTGTTTTAATAAAGCTTCATTTTTTGATACGTCACCGTGTAAATTTAAATTTGCCAATTATTTTTTTCTCTTCGATTTTCCCCAACTGAATGGATTTAGATTTAATTCTTTTTCATACCACTCCATACGTTCCTGCATTTCTTGAATATGAGCTTGTTCAGCTACTTTTCTCTCCATATCATGCAGTTCTATCTCCTCTAGTGCAAGAATCATATTTCTTTCTAATTCCTGTATCCTTCCTTCTATCTTCCAAAAAGCATATACCAGCATAGCAGTTGCAGCTATTATCTGAAGCAACCACTTGAAATTGATTGTGATGGCCATGCTGTCACCAATAACCTCACCTCTGTATGACCTTGCACCTTTTGTTTTCAATGATTCTTCAGCATATCCATTGCATATGATATATACGCATGAATCAGTTTTGTCAAATATTGTACATCTGCTAAGATTAAGTAAACCATATAGGCTATTCCGCTTAAAATAAGAAATATTGTTATTTTATTTAAGTCTATCTTCATATATTATATGCTCACATAAAATTTCTTCACATTCATAACCTTTCTTATGCCCTATGTGAAAATGGTCTATAGAACAATATTTTGGACAAAACTCATAACCAGTCACCCTAACCATCAATGTATCTCCATTTCCAAGGGGTAATGGCTTCGGCTTTACTCTGTCTGTCTCCCATGCCATGAAAGAAGCAAAAAAGATAAAAAATATCGTACCAATTGCCATTACTTCTTACCAAAAACAAACACCCCTATATTCAAACAACCAATGATAAAAACAAATAAACCACTACCTGTATGCCAATAATATAGGTTTAAAAGACCTATTGCGAGATTAGCAAGGCGTAATTTATTTCTTGTAGTCATTCTATCATTAAACCATTCCTGATCTCAAAATGAACGAGATCATCAAATTTGTTATCTGTTAGCGAAGTGTCATTATCCCAGTCTCCTCCCCAACGAAGTGGTATATCCATCTGATAGGCACAACCCTTAACAAAACCGCCAAAATATATAAAACGTTCTCTATCCTCCCAGTCCAGCGGGTAAGGAGCTACATCCACAGCGAATGATGGATTAGAGTTGTGCTTGCCACGTGGCCACTTTAATTTTGAATGACCTTTATCAAAGGCTCTATTCTGCTCATTTTCGCCCCTAAAACCGACTAAAACAGAACAATCAAAGTATTTCACCACCTCATTGAAGAGTTTTTGTAATTGTTTGTCGCATGTTGCGAGTCTCATCCTCGAATTTCTTCCAAATTTAGCCATTCTCCCTATGCTTCTCCTCTTATGCCATTTTCTCCTAGAAATTTCCTAATATGGTCATCTGAGTCATACTCTGTCTTGCAATGAGGACACAGCCAGCCTATAACAGAGTCATAATCATCAACCAACCCGACCCTCTGAGTATATTCATCAGTTAAATATAACTCAGTACCACAAACTGGACACGGATCAAGAGCCTTCTTCTTTATCTTTTGTTTCGGCATGTGCGATAATCTTTGGTTTGCCATGTTTTTTTACCTCTTCAAGTTGCTCAGGCGAAAACCCCGCCCAAATTGTTACTTGTTCAGACTTTTTACTCTCTGTGTTGAATAAGCCAGCCATTTTAGCAAGATCACGTAAAGCTCCAAGCTTATCACTATCTTTTTTAGCTGCATCAGAAATGGTCTTATATCTCTCTATTATGTGTTCTGGTGTTGCCCCCTTCTTTTCCATGAGTGCAAGGATTTCTTTATCTATCATTTTTTCAATTTTCTCCGTTCTTAAAAGTTTTTCAGATCTATCTTTGATGTACGTACTGCTTTTTGACTCTGGAAACGCAAGTTTATAAGAATTTACAGCTCCCATACCGCTAGCAACATATCTTGCAAATAGCAACTCACGTGAATTACGTGCTCTGTTTTTGTAACGTTCCGCCCATTTATTATTTCCAGAGAAAGTGTAGATATTTTCAGCAATACCCTCTTCACCTAACATTTCTCTGTTCATGTCAGAAGATATGAAAGTCCCACACAAGGTGCGAATACAGATAGCTTCTTTTCCATTTTTGTTTGAAATATTAAGTTTACGTAGGATTTGACATACATAGCCATCATCTGTAAAAACCCACTCATCTTCTTCACCATGACGCCAGTTGTGACGTACAGGAAAAGTTGGATAATGAACATTGTACTCTTCCAGATTATCGTAGATGTAGTGTTTTTTGCTTTTTATTGTTTTGAAATCCATACTGGGTTATTTATCTCTGTTTATGAGCTGGAATAGAGTTTTTACTTTTTCTTTCAGAACATCAATGTCAACTCTCATCGTTGTAATCGTCATAACTACTACAATGAATGTTACAAGCTGTGGCCAGTATTCTTTTATAAATTCCATGCTGTAATATAAGACAGTTTATTTAAATTTGCAAACTTCGGCTGTATATTATAATATATAATATATAATATATAATATTTCATAAAGTTCCATTT